AAAACAACATTGCCAGCAGTCACTGTAAAATCACTACCGTCAAAACTCGCAATACCTTTATTTCCTGAAGTGGCATCTTCACCAGCAATCGTAATAGTTCCCGACCCGTTAACGATATCAATGCCTTCACCTTCAGTTAGGGTCGCTTTAACTAATGTCGAACCAGTACTATTGCCAATAAGTAATTGTCCGTTTGTATATGTACTTTGTCCGGTACCTCCATCCGCTACAGCTACATCCGTCCCACTTACAAAATAAATCTCATTACCATTAGCTTGTACAACTCCGGAACCCTTTGAGATTAAATTAAGATTAATGTTGGTATTATCTCCCGTTGCTTGTACTTCGGGAGCATTCCCAGTAGAATTGTTCTTTATTGTAATCTCATTAATTGCGGAAGCAGTCTCAATAAAAGATAATAACTCGAGACTTCCAGTCCCTAATGAATTACCATTGACATCTAACTGTCCACCAAGTTGAGGGGTAGTATCATCAATGAGGTCTGTCATGAATCCGAGATTAGTTTTAGCTCCACCCGCTGTTGAGGCTCCGGTACCACCATCGGCCACTGCAACATCAGTACCACCAACAAAGTAAATCTCATTGCCATTGGCCTGTACGACTCCCGTTCCTTTTGATATCAAATTTAAATCGATATCTGTATCATCTCCAGTAGCTGATAGACTTGGTTTTCCCCCGGTGGCTGCATTTGTGATTGTCAATTCGTTAACAGCGCTAGCGGTTTCAATGAAACTCAACAACTCCAGGGCCCCGTCCCCAAGTCCAAACGTATTTACATCTAATTGAGCCCCTAATTGTGGACTAAGATCTTCGACAATATTAGCTAATCCACCCCCCGCCGAATCTGCCCACTTCACTCCGGAAGCTTCACCGGAATCAGCGGTTAGAACCTGTGTGTTCGTTCCTACAGCGAGTCGGATAACATTTGACCCATCTTCTACAAGAATATCGCCTTTTGTTGTAGTTGGAGTGATTAAATCAATGGCGGTGGTGAAATCAAGAGTATCAGTGCTAGCCGTCCCAGTGATCGTTATGGTGCTGTCAGTTGATGTAAGTGTGAGAGTATCTGTTACAGAATCCGCAGTCGGACTGGTACCCACATCCGGCTGGAAAATGGTAAACGCATTTTCAACAAAAAATTCTCGACTTTGATTTATTGGCATCGCAGCACCTTATATTAAGGCACTATTATTTAGGCCTGGCAAAATACATTAATCGAACGACATTAGCCGCAGTATCTGTACATAAAAACAATTTACTTAGGTCGATTTCTTGTGTTGCTCCAACCATTTGTGGGCCATCTACTTCAAGACTCCCTCGAGCAGCAATTACAGTACCGGCTTCTTGAATTAAAGAGGTATTTCCGGATACTTCAATATCTTTATGGTCAACTAAACCAATATCATTAGTATTATCTTCGTCCGCAAAAATCTTAAAAGCCGGAGTATAAAAAGGATCTTCTTCATTAAACTCCAAGGGCTTAGTATCCCAATCAGTTAAACGTACCCCTTCGGTCGTATTCGGAATTGTTATAATTTTAGTTCGAAGTATCCAGGCAGCCGCCATGACTTACCTCTCTTGTGCGCAAAAAATGTAATCTATTGACATCGTTTTGGCTACCGCTTCACCATTTTGAATATGCATTGTAATAGCCAGATCCTCATCATCCGGAACATTAGTAGTAATGGACCCCTTTTTTTCGCGATTAACAAAATAATCCAATTTATTCGAGCCATCCCAACTAAATCCCAGTGTCACATAAGTATCATCGGCTGCGTTCACTTCGGTTGGTTCTTTTGTTTCAGTACTGTTCTTTTCCGTAAGAAATTCAATAGCTGTTGATTCATCTGTTATTTGAAACCCAACACGATCTGTAGTAGCCAACGGGGTGGTATCAGTAATATTAAGCCCGATAAACATGTCAACTTGACTAGCGTCACTGACTTTAATTTTTGTCTCATACCACAATCTTTTACCTTTAGCTAATCCAAAGATATCTGCTTTTAATTGAAGCGAATCAGAATCATTGTCGGCGTCATCATTAGTAAGCAGAAGGGAACCATTTCGATCATCAGCAGTTAAAGCTTCAGTGGCGGAACCAGCTCCCGCTTCAACGGTAGTAACTGTCCAGTCCCCCGCAGTATAAACAAAGAAGTCATTGAAATAAGTACAAAAATCAGGGTCTCCCGCGGCAATGGGCAAACCAGAATACCACTCTTTTGAACCTTCCGTTCGTGTAGTATGTCGAGGATCTTCGAGTACGTTTCCCATATTATCGCTCCTGCGCGCTGTAGATATAGTCGATGGTTGTAGTCTTAGCGACCGCTTCACCATTCACTATGTGGATTGTTACGGCTAGATTCTCATCATCGGGAATATTCGTGGTGTGTGTTGCAACCCGCGAATTATTGATAAAAAAGCGAACTTTATTTACTCCATCCCAATGAAATGCAAGAGCAATGTAAGTATCGTCCACAATATCAATTCCGGAATCTGTTGAAGTTTCAGTGTTGTTCTTTTCAGTTTTACAAAGAATTGATGCATTTCCGTCATCAATCTGAAATCCCACTCGATCCGTAGTAACTAAAGGAGTCGTATCAGTGATATTCAGTCCGATAAAATAGTCAGTTTGATCGGCATCATTAATTTTAAGTCGCGTCTGAAACCATGTCTGTTTTCCGGACGTAAGAGAAAAAGTCTCTTCATTTAGTTGGAGTGAGTCGGAATCATTGTCGGCGTCATCATTCGTAATTAATAGCGCGCCGCCTTTTTCATCACTGGCAATCGCCTCCGTGGCAGATCCGGCACCAGCTTCAACTGTAGTAATTGTCCAATCAGCCGCAGCATAATCAGCGGTATTCAAAAAATCATTGAAATAATAAAAATAGTCAACAGGCTCTTCGCCGATCGGCAAATCAGCATACCATTCCCGTGGTCCATCTGATTTAACAGCGTGTCTAACTGATCCTGTAAATTTTGTTCCCAACTTAAAACCCCCTAGTCGCGGTAAAGCGTCGGCAAGACCAAGAAAATTCCCGGCCTCTCCGTCTATTCAGTTTACTGTGGTTTAGCCACCACTGGTTCCGTACAATCCGTACGGATGATCAGCGCCTATAATCTCCCGATAAGAAGATTTATATCTGACCGAATCATTAATAAATACTGAATCTGATTGTGTTTGAAGTGGCTTTCTTACTGCAACACGTATCCCCTGTTTGTCGGGAGATGAGATCAAAAACCATGCATCCGTATCAGTAAGATGAGGACTCGAGACAACCCGAAGACCGCGCCTTTGAATTACGTTGATATCATTGTCGGCACTTCCTGGCTTTTGAAGTGATTTGGTCAACTCTTCAGCGGTAAATTCCAACTCAGTCGGAACCAAAAGCACCATAGGCTGCATAAATTTTATGATGCCGGTATCCCCGACAAAATTCTTTTTAAAGTCGATTAGTCCTTGTTGCAAGGATGATTGGGAAAGATCGACATCTGTAGCTGCTCGATTTGAAAAAGTAGTTCCACCGGGCAACGTGTGAGCGGTATTAAAGATACTCAATGTATCGGCAGTGGTTTCACTCCCAAAACCGTTATTGAACATATTCATCGCGGAGACTTCTTGCGATTCTCTGCCTGATTCCCCTAACTTACGGACGGCATCGGCAACGAAATTAAATTTCCCGTCCTCGATCATTTCCTGCGAAATGGAGAATCCAAGTCCAAATTTCAAAACTGTGAGCGTTTTGCTGGCACCTTGTTTCTGGCTCGAAAAGGTAAAATCCTGTCCTTCCGAAACTTGCGTAAACAAAGGCAAATCATGTACTTCAGTGAACTGAGTAATGGAGCCTTCCACGGAGTCCATATTAAGGAGTTCAGGTCGACGATCGGGATGGCGTTCTAAAGAACTATCAAAGATTACATCCAGTTGCGGCAACATCGTGCTGAAATAAAAATCTTGAAACGCATTTCTAACGGCTGCTGGTGCAGTCATAACTATCTCCTAATTAAAGTCCAGCTGTGCCGGTACCGCCAGCCAGTTGGTGATTGTTTATTTTAAACCTCATCATAACCTGAGCACCAAGAGCATTATCGTCAGACCGATAAATCCCCAAAGACTTGATAGGAAGTGTAGCTGTCGTGTTCTGTGTTGATCCATCAACCTCCATTCGAGACCGTTTATATGTGGAATTTCCACCAGTTGCAAGCCAATCATAGTTCTGATTAATATCCGTTTGAGCATCAACAGTGGCATCATCAACTTGTCCGGTAAATTCCTGATCGGGATGATCCCATACTTGGACCTCAACCCCTTGTGCGGAAGCATAACTAGCCGCTACACCCATACTCGCATCACCAGCGGTAACTACAACAATCTCACCATCGGAATCAAATTTACAGGCATCCCCAGGAAAAATCTCCCCACCAGATTGATACGGATTGAGTCGTCTAACTTCGCCGTGTGTTTCAAAACCTCTTGGTGAATCACTATTTGCCATCAATCCTCCCCCGACAAAAATAAAGGCCTACTAACCCCACGTCCGTAAGCCTTCGATTATTACTATATCACTAAAATATTAATCCCCTTGCGTAACCTGGGTCTTAACTCCGCGTTCACGTGCAAACTCGCGAAAATCCTCAGCTTTTTTGTCTTCGAATTGTTTATAAATTCGATTCCGTTCAGCCAAGACCTTCTTATGTTGCTCATGTAACGCTATTGGTTTCACCGCCAACACCAAATCCCCCCGCCGGATCATTGAATTCGCATCCATACCAAACTTCCAAGTCGCGTTTCCTTTGGGTGCATCGTCCGGAACAACATAAGGTTTCCACTGAGTAGGGTGCATATTGGCATTTTGTAAATATTTGGGCCAATTGATAAAGCGCCAAACCAATCCGCTTGCTGTTAAAAACCTCTGTAAAGATTTATCCACCGACAAAGTATTTACCTCATCGTATTCCGGAAAATCATCCGCACTTGTTGCGGCAGCGAATTCTCGTTTCGTTGCGGCAACGCGATCTTCGACTACTGGTGAAGGTACTTCTGTGGTATTTTTAGTCTTCCAATTCTTCATTATACTCTCCTCTCTGACCCACCAAGATAAGCCTTCTTCTTCTCAGTTAACTTTTCCGCAACTTTTTTGTCACTCAAATCGATTTTAAATTTCTTAGCGAGTGCTTTGTCTTGATCCGTTATAACCGGTTCTTGATCCTTAAGTTCGGGGCCGGTACCTCCACCAAACACAAAAGAGTCCTGATTTGACTTAGTACTTTGTGGCGAAATGCCGTGTTGACTAGCTGCGCGTAAAACAGCGACTTCCATACCTTCGGACGTATTCTGGAGATGTTTAGGCAAACCGTCATGTATGCTGTCAGCTGCCTTTCGAAGATCCGAATCCCTATTATTAATATCTGGATAATCTTTCAATAAACGTGCGGATGTCTCATTCATCTTATTTTGATGCGACATATTTTGAACAATCTCTTTTTTTACCTCAGGCATAATTTCAGCCTTAAGTGTGGACTGAGATCGTTTGACCGTCTCCCGATCATAAGCTGCGCGATCTGTATAAAACAAATCTTCCAATTCCTTGTCCGACATTTTTTCTGTTGTTTCAGTTACTTGTGGGCGCGGATTAGTTAATTGATTCGCAATCTCCAAATTTTGTTGGTTGTTTTGTTGAATAACTTTTGCAATGTCAGTCAACTGTGTTTCTAAATTCCCAAACTTTCGATTAATTTCGCTTTTAAATTGCTCTTGAGTTTGGCCCTTTTCTCCGGTCTCACCGTCTTTAGGGTCTTTATCTCCTTCTGTCGCCACCATTACCTCCTAGCCTTTGACGCGGCCAACCGCCTTTAGGTTAACTCTGAGTTCTAATCTTATCACGAAGCGATTCAAAATATGAATAAACCTGTTCCATACCCTCAAATCTGGCTTTTCTAAGCTGTAAATCCTCAACCTGTTCACTTTTTGTAGTTAATACCTGGTATTTACCACTATCTAATATTATCTGAAAAGCCGCCTTTAACGAATCCCATCTATTAATTACAATGTCTTCCAACACTTCTTGATCATTAACTGATAATTTGGACCACATCTATTGTATAGCTCCCACAGGGCCCTGTAACGGTGTTGGAGTCTGTGCTGTAGTCCCAAGTGCTGTATTTGTTTGAATTTGTTGAGCATTCCGGGTCTGCGCGGCCATTTCCTGTAAAGCGGAACTCATCGCTTGAGCTTGATTTTTCTTGGCTATCAAAGCCCGTACCTGCATTTCATCAAACTGCCCTAAAATCTCATCATTACCCATAGCATTATCCACCCAAGATATAAAACCCTGCAAGTCTTGTTCCGGTGTCAATGGCTCGTCTACACCCGCTAGAATGCGATTAGCCAACTCCAGGGGTGTAAATATTCTAGGCGGAGTGACGGGTTTGCGTATAAATCGACCAAAATCCCGAATTCCCATTGCCTGTAAAAGATTTTTGATGGATTCGAATCTCTCAGTGGGCGTGATAATACCAAGTTGAAAGTCAAGGGGATTTTGAGTGAGTTGATAAACCTGGGACGCATTGCTCAATCGAATTTGGGGATTTGAGTTTGCTGAGTTAGGCTCCAGTTCAAAATCAAACATACCTTTAATATCTTCACGAGTTTTTATTTCACGCCAAAAAGAACTTCCATCATCCCCAGTGACTCTAAACTGCAAACCCTCCGGCACTTTGTCCTGAAGCATTTGAAAAATATATGTCAAGGCCTGTTTCCACGCCCGATTTATCCGGCGAAGAAAAATATCCAAATTTGCATTAGTTTCACCAGCAGACTGTCGAACACCGGTTGCCGTTCGCAGTACACCTTGACCCGCATTGGTTCCTAACGTCAAATCATTTATTGATGTTAATCGTTCAAGTACGGTGTTGAGTAACGACTCTTCTTGTAAACCAAAACCCGTCCGGTTCCCTAAATTTGGAAACAACACATTTCGAGTGGGATCGGATAAAGGCAAAAGGGCGCCAGGTTCAATCGGCAACTTATCCTTTCTCATAGATGTGCCAGGATCAAAAAATCCCCAGGGAATTGACGTAATAAGTCCTGTATCGATCCGGATATTATGGATGGCGTCGATTTCTTGTGTTATCGTCCACATTAACTCAATAATACCGACACCCCACTCTTGTCCAGGACGCTTATAGAAATCTGCTTTAAAATAAGGTCTTCGGCCATTTTTATTCACTCGCCATAAATATGTGGCGCGCAGAATTGTCCCACTCTTTACGTGTACCCAAACAATGACGTCGGAGCCAATACCACTTCGGTCAATATCAATTTTTGTATAACACTCTAAAATTTTATATCGATTTGTTGCAACAACAGGCTCATATTCCATACCAGCGATAAGCGCTTGTTCTTGTTTGATGTCGGAACCAACATCTTCTGAACGAAAATCATCTCCGGAGTCAATAACTGCTTTTACTGCTTCTTTTTTAAATATTCCCTGATCAGCCAAACTATGTAACTCAGTGGATGTAAGCATTTCTGGTTGAATAACATGATCTGCGCGTTGTGGATCGCCTTCCCCACCAATAATTACCAGATCTTCCGGAGCAACACGCATAAGTTCGGGGCCCTGAAAGGTCGTTATTGTTGTTTGGTTTATTCGTTCCACTTTACGTTGGATCGGAACTTCTTGTGTCTCCCCAAGTGGATTATCGGCGCGTAGTTCTGTATCCAACTCGAACACTTCTTCAACATCCTCAAATTTTGTGAATTTACGGAGCCAACGTGCTTTTAATATTCCCGATCCACGAACAACCCAATCCCATAGCCACCGATCAACTGTTTCTTCAACTCCCTGATACTCATTAGCCCAATCCTTAACGGCATAACGCATTAAATCCTGTATTAAAGGTGCTCGATCCTGATTCGGAGCGCTGCGTGCATTCATTGTAAAGGGAGGATCTTGTGCAAAAATAGCAGAAAACATTCGGGCATGAAATGTCTTTGCATGAGTTAGTGAAATAGGAAGATGTAGTGTGGAACTCCATTCAGTCGGAGACGAGTAAATCGGATCAATGAACTCATCATAATCGACTAGCATTTTCCGTGTTCGATCTAAATATGTCTGTCGTGCAATATTACCCTGACGCCAAACATTTACTAATTTAGTGCCTACATTCAAACTAGCTAACTTTTCGGCTAATTTTTCAGGTATCTGGTCGCGTAATGGCGCTATTACCTCATCATTTGCCGCAAGTGTTTCTGTTCTGCCTTTATCACTAACCTCAGAATCCCTATCCAGCTCGGACATAGCCTCTCCACCGTTTCGTAAAGTTTACACTTCCCTGACTCTTAATTGTACCATGCGACGGTTGGTAGCGTAGATTCGCAGCGAGGGCGTATTTCAATGTCGCCAAAAAATCCTTGTCTGTTATATTCAATTTCGGTTTCAACATCTCCAGATTTTTATATTGTAACCACTCAACACTCTCAATATCCGAAATAATACCCTTACATCGATAATTGATCCCTAATTTCGGCAACCTACGTCCCATATTATCTGCCTTACGGGGAACCCGGAGGACATCATGAATCTTATTTATCCAGGCCTCATCGTTTTTATCACTAAATGTCGTCGCCCGGGCATAAACACCATTATCATTCAAAACCTGGATGAATGATTTATTGCCATCGCCCCCAGTCCGGAGCCCACTGCCCAAACTATCACACGTAATGTCGACTATATTGTATCCCCGATAAAACTCCTTGAGTTCAAGAGCAAAGTCAATCGGTGCATCAGCGGATGCAATCTCCTTGAGATAATAAAAATACCCTTCAGGATCAACACCGACAAGACTGGCATAATGTGGTTTGGAGCCGTGAGGATCAATGGCCACCACGCACGGCCAACTTGGCGGCCAAGGAGGGGGATCAATAAGATGGACCGATCGGTCAAATAAATAGGCGAGTGCCAGCCCGTCAGTATCGAAAAAATCACCATGTAATCGTGTTCGTTTTTCTTTATCAGTTAATGCATCTTCCAAATCATCGATATAGTTTTTTCGTAGATTGACCTTGTTTACCGAAGTGTGGAACTTAAAACATTCGATATTTGGTTTGTACCCTCGAGACCAAGGCTCGTAAATCTCCTTACGCAACCAAGGACCAGCCAACGGCGTCCCAACCACTAACAGACGTGGGTTGCTCCCTAATTCCCGACCACCTCTTTTAAATAGTCCAATATATATATGTCGAGGCGGGGGCTCATCACACAAAACCAAATCGACTTCAACTGATTCAAACTTCATGGGATCTTGGTCATGAAACATAAACTCCACTTCGGCATTCGGAAAAGATATTCGACTATAGTACGGCTTGCCGTCTTTATGTAGTTGTGAAGACTCGAGTGGATACCATTTCTTAATCTCCGGAATTATCTTCTTTTGTACTTTTTCAGGGGCATCCAAAATAACGACAATCTTCGCCGGAACTTTGGTGTACTCCTTTAACCACGTATTATATCCCATAGCCCCGGCCAACATCTCTTGAACCAACATGCACGTCTTACCTGCCCCGTTACCACTAAAAACAAACCTCTCAGCTTTCGAACAATAGTGAACTTTCTTTTGGCCCGAATTCGGATCATAAGGAGGTTTAGATAAAAGAATGCGGCGGCGCTGCTCCTCCAACAATTCTATTTCACGGATCGCGGCTTCACGTTTCATTAGTGTTTCTTTGGTTTGGTCACAGTATCAACATCTTTTCGTAAGCTTTTCAAATGTGACACTATTTCCGCATCGGTCATTTCCTCATATTTGTGTGTATGTATGATCGATTCTTTAGCTTTACCTCCCGTTCGATCCATAATATCTTTGGCCGCCGAAACTGCCGTTCGGGCTTCTGGATTTACAAGTGCCATTACCATCCGGGCCGCTGCTTGAGCTTTGTACTTTTTGAGTATTTCTTGTGCTGACAGCCCTGCCAAAAGATCTTTGCGGATAAGGGGTAAAAACTCACTTCTCCATTTATCGAACTCTTTCTTTTCGTCAACAGCGACCTCTTGCTCGAAGCCTTTAGTCTTTTGTCGGGCTATTGCACTGCGTTTTCGTGCGTATCTTTTGGTCCCCATTTATCCCACGCAAAACAAATAAAAATTTAATGACCGTTAAAATTATACGTACCGTTGCCGCACAGTACGGCGAAAGTGTATGTCAATACACTACCCTAACCCCACTGTGTTGCATTTGAGCCCCCCAACCCCCACTACCTCCTCCCTGAGTGATATTTTTTTCTTAAGAAAATTATTGTCTATTTCTAATGGATCTTGAATACTGGTGTAATTACATAGGGATAC